CGCATACGCATGGTTCCAGCTAAAGTGCGGCCCCCATGTGCCTGTAGTCGCGTTCCATGATGCCCTCTTGTGCCACAGAGCCTCTACAACGTCATAGCACCATGACCAACTAGACCCTGGCACATAGATCATCCAGAAGATATGCCCTCGCTCCTCGTAAGCGTAGGACACCATCCCGGCGATGTTTGCAGCACTGTTCGTCCCCAAATCGTACTCAACCGCGTGGGTCGAAATCCGTACCGGCGTATATCCGCTGGATCGCCATGCCGACAACGCCCCGCGCTCATCCTGGTCAATCCAGAAGACGGAGTTATCGAGGCGGCAGGGTATAAACGTAGCTGCGCAGCCCTTTTCAATCAGCGTCCCCGGAATCACATCGAATACTTCCGCGCTGCCCGTGTCCTGATACGGCTGGCTGTGCATAGTGCCTAGTATCCACGGCTCACGATGGTTGCAGATGATCGATGAGATGTTCTCAGAAAAGACTTCGACCTCATTGACCAGCAACCCCGGCCATACAGTACCGTCCAGCACCTGCGACATCTGAAAGATATTGCTGTTGGCGAACATCACGATGAAATAGCTGTCCGAATACTCGACTTTCACCGGAACTCTGCCGCTAAAGTTTGACGTGACCTCAACAATCGCGTTCGTACCCAGAGTGAGACAGAACGCACGACCTGCCGAAACGATGAGGACTTGAATCGCGCTTGCAACTAATGATGCTGGCTTTCCGTCTGTACCTACAACCCCTAATTCTGCGTTGCTGCCATTGGCGAATACCTCATACAGCACATCACCGCTGACAACAAAAAGGCGCGTTCCTGTCCAGCATTGCCCCCGCACCGGGCCTGCGGTAAACGCCGAAAACACAGACAACCCCGGCGTTCCAAAGTAAGCGCGGATGCCCACCGCATTCTTCCCGCCGTAGGAGTTAGTCGGCACAATCGCGCCCTGCGACTCAACTGATTCAGCAAAGAAGTTAATACACTCCTCGTCAGCTACTGCCGTCGAACCTGCCGTGTAGCTTGGGCCAACAAATCCAATGCGCACTAGAAGCCCAACCCGAACATATCAGCGCGGTAATTATAGCCAGCGGGGAACGGGATCAGGTCAGACCGCAGGCTCAAATCCGGTGCGTTCATCGTCTTGAGCCGCGCAAGCCCCTTGATGGCAATTTCCGCCACTCCCTGCGATACTGGAGCCGCAAACTCAAGCCCTAGCCGCACCGCAAGGTTGTAGCGCAACGCCTCTGCGTAACCTGGGGGGAAGCTGACCTGAGAAGCAAGAGTCTGCGCGGCCAATGCCTGCCAACTGTAAATCCTCACACTGTTTGGCTGATTGATGGGGATCGGCCACATATTCAACGTACGCAGCGGGAAACCACCGTCGTCATAGCAAATCTGCGGGAAGTTGCCGGTCACATTCTTTACCGGCACATTGTTCTGCCAGTCTTCCACCGAATACATATCCATCGGCACTTCGATGGGGTTGTTAGGGTCATTCAGAAGAATCGCGCTCATGCCGTCGATACGCGCAGGGCGCGGCATGTTGAAATCACCACCTGTTCCGCATGTATAAGCCTGCTGACCGAGCACAAACGGGAAATCATCGGAGCGCGTGGTGAAGATCGCTTGCCGCTCTGCATTCCACGCATCGATCATGTCATTGAAGACGGTTAGGCTATCGTTCGCCTCGACAGTGGACGGGGATTCCTCGCTTGCAATGATGCCTGCAAGCCTGAGAGAACTTGTGATGACAGCTAACGCGTTAGGCATTTATCTAGCCTTTCGGTGATATGCACGCTTGACGCGGGGCGGTTCGACAACCGCCGCAGCGGTAACAGGCTGCGCAATAGGTTCGCTAATGGCTATTGGTTCAGGGGTGTTCCGTTCATTCAGCAACGCCAACTGGAGACACGCCTCGCGCAGCCAGCTTCCCGTGCTCAGGTCGATAGCAAGACACTGCTTGATTTCTGTGCTGGTCATTGTGCCTCGCTACCTCCAGGTTGCTTGAGTAGAAACTTGTGGTAGTTGCCGGGATATGACTTTCCGTCAGGCCCATGATGAACCAGATTGATATCAGGAACCAACCAAATCTTCCCCAACTCTTTCCAAAGTCGGCAGAATCCGAAATCTTCACCCCACCACTGGCCGTTATATAGCCCCTGCGGGAACAGGTCGAAGAAGCCGGTTACTTTCTCGCCATGCTGCATCATAAAGTACGCCTGCTCTGGGTAGGATGAGCACATTTTCTCTATTGCAGAGCGTCGTATGCGCCAAAACCCTGCCGGAATGAATGGTGCTAAAATGCAGCCATCTTCCCGCACAATAGGCTTCCCATCCTCGTCAGTATCGATGGCAATTGGGTATTCCTCAGTATCCGTCTTCTTGCGATACACCCCTGCGACAATCTCGTCTTCCATATTCAGCATGCGTAGCACGTCCTCTGGGTTCCAGCTAACGTCATCATCCAACCAGAAAAGGGAATCGCAATCGCTATCGAGGAACTCTTTTAGCAACTCATTTCGCGCCAATTGCACATAGCAGAGGCCGCTGCGAGTCGCCAATATGAAACTGTGTCCCTGCTTATCGAGGAGTTGGATCGTGTCGCGCAGAGAATCAATCATTGGCAGACATTTCATGCCACCATAACTAGGGATAGCGATAAAGACTTTCATGGCTTCAATCCCCGCGCTATCGCCTGTTTCAGAAAGAACATCGTTGGATCGCTACCCCCATTGAAGTGGATAAAGTTTGGGAACGTCCCAGTAAGCGAATTCCACGGACGGCTATCTTTGAATTGCAACTCCCCTTTTTCTTTCACCGCGCAATAAACTAATTCGGTTTGCCGATCAATCAGCGCCAGAGGGGATTCATTCAGAAGTAGTAGGTTGAGAAGTTGTTGATCGATGAAATTCTGGTTGTAAATTGGTAATTCTTCGACCGCTGTACACCAAGCTAAGATAGCCTGCGGGGAACCGAAAGTAGCCCCGCCATTGAAGAATCTCCAGGGGGTGTCCCCTTTGTAGTGGTCTGCCAGATACGCATCTGGCCAGCAATTCCGTTCCGCCGCGAATAGTACGCCATCGGCAGGGATTTTACTGAGAAGTTCTTCCTTCGTCCCATAAAAGAGCATGTCCCATGCATCGATGAAAGCCAACCGTTGATAGTCTTTGAAGCGATGCGCCATTACCCGCATAAAATCGATCTTCGATCCCAAACTCCCCACACCGGAATTCGGGGGAGTTTGCCCAGTGACCTCGGTTATGAACTCTACCCCTGCCGTTGCAAGTTGCTCTTCAAATTGCGCGAGTAGACCATCTCGCCGTGAACATCGAATAATCACTTTCAGTTCGTTCATCGCCCCTCGTTTTGTACCAGATAGAACTAAGAGGGGGCCGAAGCCCCCTCCCGTCGTTATGCGCTGCCTTTCATGAGCCCCAAAGCAACCAGGGTTGCCCGGATTTCGACGAGTAGCGCGATGGCCGCATCAGCCGCCGTCTGGGTGCCAAACCCGAACGCGGTTGTGCTGGTCATGGTTGTGGTGAAAGTTCCTTGAGCTGCCCCAGCCCGCTGTGCGATTGGGGTAACGCCGTAGAAACTGATTGTGTCGGTTGCGGACTGCCCTAGAGAAGTCCCGCCGCTGTTGTCGTCGCTGAGTTGCCTTCCGATTGCCATATTATTCTCCTGATTTCTGAATTTAGAAAAAAGGGGGCCAGCCGGAGCCAGCCCCAAAAGTTACTTAGCGATAACGCGGCAAGCCAACTGCGGACGCAGCGTCTTGTACCCATACAGCACGTCGATGCGGCACGGCACGTTGTCGTTCACAATGTCGTACTGACGAGCGATACGCATCGAGATGCCATCCATGACCTGCCGTGCGCCCCATGCGCCGAACTTCGACACGTCGATGAGATCAGCGGTGACGAATGCGAACGCTTCGGGGTGGAAAAGCAACGACTGGCTGTAGAGTGCGCTCACACCGCCGCCGATCTTGACGATGGCCTGAGTGTTTGCCGCTCCGTTGGTCACGTTCTGCGCAGCGCCAGTTGCAACGATGGCAGGCGAGATTGCCAGGGTCGTAGCACTCGCACCAGAATCCGCCGTGATAACGAACATCTGGAGGAATCCACGATCCTTCTTCGTTTCCGGGTCAACCGCGTTCACACCAGCAATGGTGATGATGTCACCCTTGAGGAATGTGGTAGTTCCGGTCTGGACGATGATGCTCGCGCCAGTCTGTGCGGTTGCGCTGTTGGTGGTGTATCCGGTGGTTGCGGCTGCTGTTCCGGTCTGGAACGGGTTGAGCACCGTGTTCTCGAAGGTGTCAATTCCGTTGACCTTGCCAATCTTGCCGGTAAGGTACGGCTTGGCAACCGACTCCTGCGGGTTGAAGAAGCCCTTGATGGCATCCAGGAACGAAACAACATGCCCAGAAGTCATAATACCGCAGCGGTCAGTCGGAGGGGCGAGGTACTGGTTGAGCATTGCGCGACCCAGCGCAACGTCCTTGTATGTCAGCGCGTTCGCGTTGTCGTCCACAGCGTTGTAAACGTCCTTGATCATGCTCAGAGCGTCTGCTTCGATGTTGGTCGCCAGAACAGACATTGCCGGTTCCAGATACCGCTTGCTGAACTCGTCAATCGTCAGGGTCAAATCCGACGAACTGAAGATCGTGTCAACGCCCTTCTGCGTCGAAACAGTCAGAACTTGGCTGGTTTCAACCGTGTCCTGAGTCTGCAACACAGAGCCGGTGCGAACCGTGTACTGGTTCGGCATACGGATGGTGAGGGAGGGGCCGATCTTGCCGGAAGGCGATGCGCCCGCGTTAGCGAACTGGTCGTCGTACTGCTTGTCTATGTTGCCAATGAAGTTCAGGTTGGCGTGCAAGATGCGCAGCGCTTCCCGCGTGATAATCGTTGGAGAAAGGAGAGTGTTGGACATTGGAAATCCTCATAGCGCCCTCAAGCCCTCTTATCCGCAAGTTGTTTGGTACGCTTTCGCGCCCACTCTTCCGGTGAAAGGCTGTCGTCGCTCACGTCAAAGGCTCTCGAACTTGCCCCGCTTACTGGTGCGGGAGGTTTCGGAGCACCTGTTTTCTTGGGTGCAGGTGCCGAGTCTTTGTCGTCGCTGGCTTTGGACAATTGCTCCTTGATGCAGCGCTCATATTCAAAGACTTTGCCAATCGCCGCTCTCGGATTCGACTGCGCCAACGCTATAAACTTCTTCAACTCTTCGGGATCGCTACCGACTACATAGCACAAGTCAACAAACACATCAGACTGCCCAAATACCTCTTTGACTGCAACAGGAATCTGAGCATCATGAATTGACTTGGAAGTTGGAAAGATCACATCGTCTGCGTCGTCATACCGTGTTCGCGCATCTTCCAGTTTGCTCTGCAAGGCTTTATTGGCCTCGCGCTCTTGTGCGCGTTGCCTATCAGCCTCTAACTCTAGCCGTATCTCCCATCGTGCAAGTGCGCGGGTAAACTCCTCATACGTCTTGAACTTCGGAGTCCCATCATCGTTCTTGTCTTCTGGGTTCGGTTCGCCAGCCTGTACTACGGATGCCGCAACGGGTGACGATGCCGCTGGTTTTGCGTCCTGTTTCTCGGCTAACTGGCGTTCGAGTTCGCGTTGCTTTTCAAGTAACTGGAGAATGCGTTTCTCGTGCGGCTTTGCTTTTGGCGGTAGCTCCTGCGATTCATCCGGTTCCGAATCCGGTGCAAGTTCAGGCTTTTCAGCCACGGGTTTCCCAGTCTTTTCCTGAGTGCCATCGGGTGCCGATTCCGCTGCGGCTGTTCTAAAGCGTTCCGGTACTTCACCATCCTGGCGATACTTAGCAAACTCCGCCATTGTGGTGTTCTCACCGTTGAATACATCTACTGTCTCTGTGGGCGACGATGCCACTTGCGTCTCTGCCATTTGTTACCTCTTTACCCTTGCGCCGGGTCAGCGAAGTTACTGTAAAAGTCTTGGGACAGCCCTGTATCCCGCTGGGGGCCGTACTTGCCCACCAAGTAACGGATCAGGCTGCATCGGCATCCCTGCCACGGTTGCAGGCGGCACCATAGGAGCAGCGGGTGTAAGATTCTGCTGCGTCATCTGCGTCATATTCGCGCCCTGTGCCGGTATAGCGGCCAACTGGCTCACAAACGGATGATAAGCCGCTGTGACCCTTGCCAACGCTGTTCTATCGCCCTTCTGGATGGCCTGTTGCGTCTGTTGCTGATAGTCCGCCACTAACTGCGCTTGCTGCTCTGGGCTGAAACTAGAGATGGTCTTACCCTGTTGCTGTGCCTGTATCAACCCTGATACCCCACCATAGTCGTAATCCTTCGCCGTGGTAGCCTGCTGCTGCCCTTCTGGATTAGAGAATGATGCATTGCGACTCTGCTGATAAACGTGCGTCGCCTCGTGCGTATTGACCGCTTTCGTATACCCTGCCGGATAGCGCACCTGAATCGTGTTCGGATTCGCAGGGTCAACATCCGCAACTACCTGCCCTTGTCCAACCTGCATCGGTGGTGCGCTCACAAGATGCGTCCCCACGTTCGCTGCCTGCTCAAATGCTGGCAAGTCTAGCAGCGAATAGCCGGGAGGGGGTGCTGGGGCGGTAGTAGCGGGATCATTAGGCACCTACAGGCTCTCCCGTCTGTGCATCCTGCCAGTTTTGGCCATCGTTCGACCCAATCGTATGCCCCTGATCGTTCTGTGCCATGTGCTGAAACTGCCCAGGCTGCTGACCATCTTGGGCCTGCTGTCCGGGTTGACCCTGTTGCGCCATCTGTTGTGCTTGACCAGCACCAGCAGTAGCCATTGCCGTCTCATGCGCCTGCTCATGGAACTGTGCCTGCAACTCGTCGTATGTCTGCTGCCGCTGCTGGACGTTCTGCGCCTTTGTATTCGCCTCAGCCACGGCAAGCTGCGTGAGCAGTTTCTTGTCCTCAAGCGCCATGTCAGCCTGAAACTTCGCTTGAATCTCCTGAATCTTGCCGTTCGTCTTCCACATCTCGCCATGCTTCTCAAGCTGCAATTGCTGCGCCGTCTGACTCGCCTGTGCAGCCTGCTGCTGCAACTGAGCCATCTGCGCCTTCACCTCTGGCGGGATAGGCTGCTGTCCATCCGCTGCCTGTTGAAGATTTGGCGGAAGCATCATCTTGAACCGCTCTGCCACAATGTCGGCACCGGCCATGTCGGAGTTCTTGAACAGAATATCGCCAAACATCGGGAGCATATTCGGTGCGGTCTGTACCAGTTGCTGCATCGTGTCGAAGGATTCCATGCGCTTCGTGTCGAATGCCTTCCCAGTTGTCACCACCACCGAATACTTGCCCTTCGTCATGTCGAAGTTGCTGGTTTTTCCATTGGCATCGGTATGCTTCTGGTTGATCATTACAACTTTTGGGGCTTCATCCTCACCCAGAATCTCAATCTCACGCGGTGCGTCGTAGATGATAGGGATCAACTCGGCAATTACGTCGCCACCCTTCTTGAACGACCGAGTAAGGTTGTCCATGAAGTGCATCGTGGTGAGTTCCGTCTGCTGCTTGCGGCGTAGAATCGCCTGCCCACTAACCTCATTCTTCGATATGCCAAGTGACGCATCGAAGATGCCGGTCGTGGCCTTCATGTCTTCCACTTCCTGCACTACAAACGAGGAAAGTGACTGGATTGGAGGCTCAAACGTCTGTCGCTGCGGAGGGGGAATCGGTCTACCAGCTGCATCCACCACCTTATAGGTCAGGAACGGTCTTTGAACTACATTCAGAGTTTCCCACTGCTTCTCATATCCTTCAATCTGACCTTCTGCCACCATAAACGGCGAAATAGGCGACGTAGAAAGCGTCTCAGCGATGCGACTCTTCGAGTAGTTGATGAGAATCTGTGCTGACTTCTGTGGGCGCACAACTGAGAACAGGTGAGGCTCCCCGTTCATAATCATCTGCTTACCCAAAACAGGGATAATCGGGATCGTAGACCCTGGCCAATCAGTCGCCGTATCCTTCAGTATCTCCATGCCATTCGTCTTGCAGAACTTGACCTTAGACTTACCCTTGCGCTTGCCTTTTTCAGCTTTTCCCTCTTCAACGTACCAATACTCGGCAACGCGCACCGTCTCTGTCCCTACCCATCCATCACTTGCTTTCTCAGCCTCAGCCCACGATAGCGATGCAACCTCGGAATCAGGATACGCAATCTTGAACTCTTCCTTCGGCATATCCTCGACTACAAACGCATACATCACCTTGCGATTAAAGCAGGACGGGACTAAAACGCCATAGATGGCCAGGGGATCGAGCACCGGAACAACTGCCAAATCCAAGTCATCGCCCTCATCGTCGGCGTAGTCGGTCAGAAAGCGGTAGTACCCGAACGATGCACCCGCGCTGTACTCAATCGCCGTCTCATAGGCAACCTGAGCGTCCGACGCATACTGGATGAACCGCGCCAACCCCTCGTATATTTCTGCCGTATCATTGTCAGCATCCAGCCGAGGCGAAAACTTGATTTGAGGCTTATTCTGCCGCGCCTCGTTTGATACCTGCTGAACGAACACATGGCAGCGCGGGAACGACATAGCCGGGCGGCCTGCCTGTTCCCGCTGCAACTTGATCTGCGCATCCCATTGCTCATCCCCATCCGGCGAGGCAAACTTCAAATCCGAGATGAACTTAGCGCGTAAGTCCTTCTCATCCTCGGCAGACGCGGCGAACCGCTTGCGTGCAAGGGATAGAAAGTCGTCGTTGCTGGTTTCCTTATCGGCCACTACTTACCCATCACATTGTTCGCCTTTGCCCTGATCTTCGTAGCCATGGCAGGGGTAAGATTGCCCTTCGCAACCTGCTGCGTTGCGCGGGCCTTTGCAGCGACTGCATGGGCCTTATCGGGAACGGGATACTTGCGCTGCGCAGGCATCCCAAACGATGATGCTGGTAGACCGCTGCGCGTTGCTGTAGTTAGCTTTGCCATGTGACCTCCGTGCCTGTGCCAAACGTGTTGTCAGCACCGCCGATCTTCACGCGGCTGCATCCCTTGACCTTGATGTAACCAATCGTGGTGTCGGAGTAGGTCAACTGCACAACCGTATCGTTGCCCAGCCGGTAGACGACCGCCTTCGTGATGGTGAGCGAACCTGCGGCCAGAGCGGTAGTGATGTCGCGTACGCCTACCGTTCCCGGCAATGTTGCTGTATTGACTCCCATTCGATTCTCCTTTGCATCCTATTTGCTGAGGTGCCTCATGCCAGAACTTGTCAATCTACTAATTTCGCTTGTCATTCTTGGACTCGTGCTATGGGTCTTCTGGTGGATTCTCTCACTCATCCCAGCCCCAGAACCAATCGCCACCGTTATCAAAGTCGTGTTTGCGCTGGTCTGCCTTGTCGCGCTACTGAGTCTCCTGTTTGGTGGATGGAGTTTCCCGCTGGCAGGCTATGCACACCCGCTTCTGCGGTAAGCCGTTCCTTCGCAAGTGCGGTATCGACCATAATCCGGGCTGCAACCCGTTGCTTCGCTTTGCTGGCGTAGAGGCCATCTAACGCCTTCTCAGCCTGCACTAGCATCTCTTTGCATATCAGATACTTCCCAAACTTACTGGCGTTCGCGTATATGCTCATGCAGCCCTCAAGTGTACCTTCTGCTTATGCCCATTCTTGCATATTAGAACGTCGAGGCGCACATCGTACTGGCGTTCACCCTTGCACGTTGGGCAGACAGGTATTTTCATGCCATCCACCCATCTGAACCCTGGTAATGCTGCCCAGCTGCTTCCTTGCGCTTCGGTGCGATCCTGACCGCAAACGTCATTGCCAACGCATCTCCCAAATCAGGGGAATCCACGCCCCGCGCCTTCATCTCATCCTTCTTCTCTAGCATCAGGCAGCCTTTAGTTGGATGATACCCGTAGTCAGGGCCAGTCAAGTCAGTGTCCATCTCTGGCTCATCGGGTATCTGCCCACCCTCCAGCCAATCCTTCATATCGCCCCAAATCTCAGCGCGACGATTCAGATACTTGTGCGGGTCTGTTGGTGTACCACCACCATGAAACTCAACCAATGCCGCCTTGCGGTCATATCCGCGTATCTTGAGGAAGTCATAGACCGCACCACCAATGCCATCACCATCGATTACCACCGCATCCGGCTTGATCTCGTCGATTGCGGCCTGTACCTTGCCGCCAACCTTCTGCGTGTCTTGCCCGTAGTACTTGCCCACGATGCAGGAGTAACGCCCTTGTCGCTTGAAGATTACCGATCTATCGTCTCCGAACCGCGCCACATCGACACCCAGAATGATCGGCATCTTTTGATAGCCTTCCGCCACGCGCTTACGAGCTGCGGCAACCACGTCGCCGGAGATGAACTGTGTACTACCACCACGGGGAAACTCACCACGGATGCGGACTCTGGCGCGATCCGAATCTTCACCCCACTCCCTGATTTGCGCGTCGAGGAGGGCTTTGTTGGTGCCTTCGACGGTGCGGGAGTCAATCTGGCGGGTGATCCATCGATTCGCACCCGTAATGGCGCGGTAGAACTCGCCGGTGTTGCGTGTGGGGTTGCCGAATGCGATCCAGATGATTTCGGTATCTTCATCAGTCAAAGCTCCTTCGGTCACTTCCCAGATCAGGTCATCAATCGAGCTTGCCTCATCGAAGATGATGACGATGCGCTTACCCTGGTTGTGCAGCCCAGCAAACGCCTCGGTCTTCTGCATCGACCATGTGATGAAATCGGTGCGCCACATGGCCTGGTGCGCCGCATCTTTGACCCTGATGCTGGTTGCGTTGATGTCCCACCAGTGCGCGTTGATAGCGAGGCGAAACCACTTCTGAACTTCCGGCACTGTCTTCGTCTGTAACTGCGTCCCAGTACCTGCTGTGGCGATAATCTTGCAGTCTTCGCATGTTGACTGCGCCCACTCCATAATCATGGCAATCAGGGCCGACTTACCAATCCCATGACCAGATGCAACGGCAATCTGTAGAGGCTGGCAGCGCGTCTCAGGATTGCCTAGGTGCGATTTGATCTTCTCTAGGATGTCTGACTGCCATTCACGCGGCCCCGGAGTCTTCAGCACGTCTGACTGCCACGGGAAAACGTATTTTACGAGGCCAACAGGATCGAGCGAGTAGCTGCCCACATCCATCGCAAGGGTCAATTCCTCTTCCGCAAGTCCACCCTTCATTTACCCGCCCGTTTACGCGCCTCAGCAATGGCATCGGACAGATTCACGGTCACATTGGCTTCAATCGGCTGCGTAACCTTGCCCTCAACGCGTTCGGCCATTTCCCGAAGCTGTAAAACCATTGCCATCTGCCCTTTGTTGAGCGCGATTTGCACAGCCTGTTTGATGGCTGCGAGATTCTTGGGATCAGACAGAATCTGCTCATACATCTCTGTGATGGGCTTCTTCTTGGGGCGACCAGAGGGGTTTCCAGACTCTCCTGGCTTCCATTTGTACGGGTCTAACTGAGGAGCACCGGTTGTAGATGTGTTTTCGGTGCTGTTACCAGTTGCATCTGGCTGCGACTCGGCCATATCATATCGCCTGAGCGCAGATAAGCTGGTTTGCCTGTTGAATTAGGCTGTATCTATCTGTGCTGTGGTCAGTTGCGGGTGGTTGATAAATTAGGCCGGGGAGTTCAGCGGAGGGTATTGGATCGCGTTCTGCTGCTAGTTGGTTGCGGAATGCGATTGATTCAGCGAGGGTTGCAGAGCGTACTGAGATGCCGTACTCAACCCATACGCAGGCACCTTCTTGGATTGCGCGTTCAGCTTGGCTGCGCTTCATGTGGAAGTTACGCGTGATTTGGAGGATACGGGGGCTTTGGCTCATGCTGGGAGGCCACGTCTTCGGGGCGTGAGTCCGTAACGTGTTCACTATAGCACAGGTTGTTTGGGGGATGTCAAGATAGATTGTTTCGGGGCTTTTGTTTCCGTTCTGCCCGGCATATGGTCTAGCCTATCATGCGTGTCAATATGGACTGGTAACGTTACTAGTCTCTAATGTGTAGAATCAGTGCGTTGTAGAGTGATTGCGCGATTATCGGCTATTCCAGAACTTGCGCCACATCGATGGGGTACGTACTGGTTTGTATTCCACATAGGCTGGTCGGTGCTCGGCAGGGATAGATTGAGCCTGTGCGGAGGGCTTCGAGTAGCTGTGCGGTGTATGTGGGCGTGCGTTCCAGTCCTGCACCGCTTGCGCTTGCTGCGCACCCATACCTGCCATGCCTCCCAGCATCGAGTTCATGTAGCCCCGCTGTGTGTTCTGCGCATTTACCTGTTGCTGCCACGCGTTTATAACGGCTTGCTGATACGCATTCGACTGTTGCTGATTCAATACGGGAATAACGCGCAGAGCCGACTCAGCCAAATAGCGCAATGCCTCTTGTGTTGCTTGATTTAGCTCGGTCATTGCTTCCTGTGTGCCGCCTATATCAGGATGGCGCACTTTAGCAAGACGGCGATATTGCGCGGTGATCTGCTCCTCGGTTAGTTCGAGTGAGTTGAGTTGCAAAACTTCGCGCCAGTCGCTCATGCAGCCATCCTTCGATCTAGTTAAAACTTCCACTTTTTACTGAAATGTTTGTTTGTAATCTGTGCGCACGCGAGACAATACTTATAGCGTATGAGATTTGCACTGTCAAGTTTGGATTGGGGATGAGCGAGTTAGCGCATATCCCCTACGTTGTATATGTACTACATTGTTACGTTACTGGTCTCTATTGTTGCGCGTGATAGGCTGGACTTTACGCCGGTACAATCGCTCATGCCGCCATCCTGTAGGGCGTAATCCACACGATTCCCTTTTCTCGAAAATAGATTGAAAATAGTTGTTGACATATATTAGTTGATGTCATATATTAGAAACATCAGTGGCAACCAGCCATATTGGAGAATCAAATGACTCACTTAAACGCAATCCAAGCGGGAATCAAAGGCAAAGCCCCCATAGTTGCAATCCCTGTCGAGGGACACGCGCCAGTTTGTATCCGGCGTGAGATTCTAAAGCGCGCACTGAAAGGCGTCTCGATTGAAACAATCTCTATCAAAGGCGACAGCCGCTGGCTTATCGTTCGCGGCACGGCATCTGAGGGCAGAGTCCGTACATGCTCCAAGTTCGCTCCCATTGCCCGCGCCACGGCGATCCTAGAGCTTTCCAAGTGGGCTGATAAACAGCGTGAGCGGGCTAAGAAAGTTCTGCTTATGGGAGATACGGCAACCCGCAAAGATGCGAAAGAGTTTGTCGAGCTTCGCCGCGCAGAGTCTCAGGTAATTGCAATCACTCAGGCCGCGAAAGCTCATGGACGCGGAGAGTCTGAGGATGTTTCCAAGTGGGAGCGGGAAGCCCAGGATGAGCGCAGAGCCATCCTAGTAGTCCATTACCCTGCATTTCATCATTGCCGCAATCGCAAGCCTTGCCACGTCATTATGTGGCAGCTGCGTCAACTGAAAGGCGAATGGCGCACGGCTGCGAAGTTCAACCCAAACCGGCGCAAGTCCACCGCACGGCCATTCCTGGAAGCAAAGCAAGCGGCCAAAGTCATTGCCTTGGTCTCGCGCATAGTTTTCCTCAAATCGGAGTTGGATCGTCTCGCTCCGGCAATCGTTCCACACCCCAGATTTGAATATGAGTGGGCCGCAATCAATCCACTATTCCGCCCCGCGAAAGAACGTGAGCCGTACAGGGCCGAATACAGCCGGGAGAATCTGGCAAGAGATCTACGGGAGGCACGTCAAACCATACAGGCATTCCATGAAACGCACGATGCCCCCGTAGGTATACATCTGTTAGCCGCTTGATCTCCGCCGCGCCGATCC